CCCTACGAGATGAATACCCTGCTGGTGTCCGGGGACATGACGCGCCAGCTGCTCAAGATGGATGAGTTCCAGAGTCCTCTTACCGGCCTCAATTTCCAGGGTACCGGCAAGCTGGCCACCCCCCTGGGGGCCACCCTGCTGCGCACCTCCGCTCTGGAGAGTGGTAAGCTCATTGGCCTGGACAAGAACTACGCTCTGGAGATGGTACAGGGCTCCGACGTGATGGTGGAGTATGACAAGCTCATTGATCGCCAGCTGGAGCGGGCCGCTATCACCTCCATCTCCGGCTTTGCCAAGTTGTTTACCGATGCCGCCAAGGTGCTGAAGCTGAAATGATTGAGGAGATTATGGCTATGGCCCAGACCCTGGGTCATGTAGAGGACAGCCAGGGGCCGGCGCTGGAGGCTCTGTGCCGCATTGCGGCGGAGGAGATGACTGGGCGGCTGCGGGAGGGCGTGACGCCGGAAGACTGCGGCCCGGCCTTCGTGCTGGGGTGCGCCTGGGTGGCGCTGGCAGGGCTGGCCGGAGGGCAGTACGGCGGGGGGACCGAGTTTACTGCCGGAAGCGTTACCATCCGAGAGGCGGACTGCGTTCAGGATCGGGAACGCTCCGCCGCCCTCCGGCTCCAGGGCGAGACGGTGCTGGGGCCCTATCTGAAGGACCGGGGATTTCTGTTTCGGGGGGTGGAGGGATGACCGACCGCTGGAGACAGATTTTATCCAGATATGGTCAGACTGTCACCCTCTACCGGCAGGGACAGGAGGAGGGCACGGCGTGCCGGGCCTTCCTCCAGCCCGTTCAGGAGAAGGGGGCGGATTTCTTCCAGCGGCAGCCTACCCCTCTGGGGCTGGTACGGCAGGACCGATGGATCTGCCTGGGCGGCCCGGACATGGCTCTGGATGAGCTGGGCGACGGGCACCTTGTCTGGGGAGGCCAGACTTTTACGGTACGCAGTGCCCAGCCGGTATACCTGGGGGAGGAATTGGTGTACTGGTGGGGACTGCTGGCGGTAAGAGATTGAGCGTGACCTGGAGTGTTTTGACGGGTGGAAAGACTGTGGGAAGCGGGGGGAGAAGGATGGAGTTTGGAACGATCCGGGAGCGGATGGCGGACTATTTGCAGGAGCAGGGCATTGATGCCCAATGCGCCTACCCGGAGATGAGACGAGCCCGGAGAGATGGAGTGGTGGCTGCCGTCTCCCTCCGGGCCTGCCAGGGGGGACCGGAGGGGTTCCGAGACTACCTGGGAGAGCGGTACGATCAGGAGAGCGGACAGTGGCAGGAGCTGTACGGGAGGAAGATCGTCCTTACCTTTGGGCTAGATCTATACGCTCCCCAGGGCTGCGGCGCGGCGGGCATCCAGGAGACCTTCGACCGGATGGCTGAGGCCTTACAGCGGGAGGGACCGCCCGGACTCACCCTCCAGGAACTCTCCTGCGGTGAGACGGAATTTGACCAGGGGGCCGGCCTCTACCACCGGACGGTGGAGGCGGTATGCCGGGGCTACCTGTATGCGGTGGCCCAGGAGGGCGGCACCTTCCTGGACTTTATTGTGAGAGGAGAGAGCCGGATTTGAGTATGACGATCCATGAACGGCCTGGAGTATACTCCAGCTACGACGCATCCACCGTGATCAGCGGCAGCGGCGGCAGCAGTACCGTAGGCCTGGTGGGCCTGGTTACCGAGGGGGAGAGCGGCAAGTTGTACACCCTCAACCGCTATGAGGACGCGGTGACCCAGTTTGGTCAGGAGGAGAATCTGACCAAGCTGGTACAGGTGTTGTTCCGCAACGGCGCGGCCAAGGTGGTGGTGGCCCCGGTGAGCGGTCAGGAAGACTATCAGGGGGCCTTTGACCTGCTGGCGGCAGAGGAGGATATCTCTGTGGTAGTGTGCGACAGCACGGAACTGACCGTCCAGCAGGCTCTGCGGCAGAGCGTCTGCGACGCGTCCCAGGCCAGACGGGAGCGCATCGCTGTGGTGGGCGGCGCACAGAGCGAGAATGTGGAGGCCCTGGTCCAGCGGGCGGAAGGGCTTAACAGCGAGCGGGTGGTGCTGGTGGCCCCCGGCGACGACACCGGCCTGGCCGCCGCTGCGGTGGCGGGGGCTATTGCCGGGGAGAGCGACCCTGCTATTCCTCTGGGCGGCGCGGAATTGAAGGGCCTGGAGGGGATGGAGGCCCGGTACGCCGACACCGAGATCGACACCCTGGTGCGGGGCGGCGTTACCCCCCTGGAAAATGTGAGTGGCGTGGTCAGCGTGGTACGGGGCGTCACCACCCGCACCAAGACCGGAGAGGTGGAGGACGCCACCTGGCGGGAACTGACCACCATCCGCATTGTGGACGACGTGATCCCCACCATCCGCAACTCCCTGCGGGCAAAATTCCGCAGGACCAAGAACACCGAGCAGACACGGGGGGCCATCCGCTCCCAGGTGGTGCTGGAGCTGGAGAACAAGCTGGCCAGGGAGATCATTACCGGCTACGATCAGGTGACGGTGGAGGCGGACACGGAAAATCCCACCGTCTGTCTGGTGGACTTTACCTTTACGGTGGCCCACGGCCTCAACCAGATCTGGCTCACCGCCCACATCACGGTATAAGGAGGGAAGCACATGAAGATTTCTGGTTTTCCCACCAGCAGCGACATCTATCTGGAGATCGACGGGAAGAAGGTGGCGGTAGTCCAGAGCTACACCGCCAAGACCACCCGCTCCAGCCAGAGTGTGGAGGCCTTCGGAGAGGAGGAGCCGGTGGCTACCATTCCGGGTCCGCGCACCCATGTGCTGGAGCTGACCCGGCTGTACGCCACCGACGAGGCCATCCGGGACGGCATCAACTTCCATGACCTGGAGGATTTCAGCCTGGTGATCTGCAAGCCTGACCGGAAGATCATCTACTCTGGTTGCCAGTGGAGCGCCATCGGCGAGACCGGCGCTCTGGGAGCAATGGTGGTGGAAAAGATCACGGTGGTAGCGGCCAAGCGGATTGAGATGGCAGTATGAGGAGAGAAACGGGTATGGAATCGCTGCTGAGCCGGAGGGACAGGATGACCCTGGAGGACGGCACCCAGCTGCGGCTGCTCTCCGCCCTGGAAGTGCTGGAGGCACGGCGTGAGGGGGAAGAACTGGCCCAAGTCGAAGGGGAACGGGCCCTGTGCGCCAACGCCTGCCTGCTGGCCCGCGCCCTGGAGGAGAACGGCAAGCCCCTTTTTTCCTCCGGGCGGGCGGTGCTGGAACACCTCAGCGCCCGGGAGGTAGCCCGGCTGGCCCGGCTGTGGGACGAACTGGACCGGGCGGAAAATCCCTCCCCTGAGGATGGGGAGGAGGAGGCCCGGGCCCTAAAAAAAGCCTGGAGCATACGCCTTATGAGCGCCTTCGCTGGCGTGTGCTCAAGACATTTGGGGCCCTTCCCACGGAGGAGCGGGCCAAAAAAATGAAGGCCAGAGACTACCTGTGGTGCGCCCTCAATCTGATGCTGGACCGGGAGGAAGTGCTGGAGCAGCTGTGTCCCTCCTGCCGGCAGAAGGCGGAGGAGCCGTGCTGCCCGGTATGCGGACAGCCGGCGGGGGCCACCGTGGGTGGACAGAACGCCTCCTTCGATCAGGAGCGGTTTGAACGGCTGATGCGGGGGGAGCAGGCATGATCGACTATATTGGACAGCTGCTGGAGCAGCAGCTGGAGCGGGAGGAAAGGGATGGAACCTGGGAGGCCGGCCCGGTGCGGGTCCCCCTCCCTGCTGCGGGAGAAGAAGAGGCCGGACAGAGTGGAGAGAACATAGAAGAGGCCGTCCTGTCCGCTCTGGAGGGCAAGGATGGGGTCGGTTTGGCTCTGACAGAGGGCCATTCCGGAACTGTGACCGGCGCAGATATCCGCCGGTGGGCGGCGGGGTTAGACGTACTGGGTCAGGCCGGGGAGCGCCGGACGAATGGCGGGCCGGAGACTGACCGGACCTGGACGGAGGCTGTCCGGGAGCTGGATCAGGCGGTACGGATCAGCCTGGCGGGTCTTCCGGTGGCGGAGCGGCAGACGCAAGTGGTGACATTGGAGCCGCCGGGCAGAGAACAGAACGGCGGCCAGGATGGGTTGCGGCGGCTGGACCGGCTGGTGCGGCGGGACGCACGAAGATTTGACGGGGGGTTTCAACTGCTGTGAGACTGGCGGCAATGCGCTATAAAAACTATGTATGGCCCCACAATCCCAGGGTGTATTCCATCTCCTTCAAGCGAAAGGTGGGGGCCATAGAGGTGCCCTTCGGCCACTATGCCCTGCAGGATCTGGGCCCCTCTTACCGCATCATGCGAGGAGAAGGAGAGTTTGTAGGGGAGGGGGCCTACGACGAATTCAAGAAGCTGGCTACCGTCTTTTACAACGAGGGGCCGGGTATCCTGGTCCACCCGGTGTGGCAGACGGCCAACGCCTACTTTGTGGAGCTCTCCCTCAGTCAGGAGCCCAGAGCGGACTATGTGAAGTACACCTTCACCTTCTGGGAGGAGTTCGGTGGGCACAGCACAGGCACAAGAGTAACTACCACCTCCAGTGGAACGACGGGAGGCACGGCCCAGACTGGTTCTACTGGCGAGCAGTGGTACACCGTGGTACGGGGGGACACCCTGTGGGGGATCGCACGGCGGTATGGGTTGGGCCTGAGTAATCTGATTGTCCTCAATCCCCAGATCAAAAATCCCAACCTGATCTACCCGGGACAGAAAGTGCGGGTGGCGTGATGGAGGCCGTACTGCATTGCTGGGACAAGAGTCAGATCGCCCTGCCCCAGGTAACGGAATGGAAGTTTCAGTATGGACTGGGTACGCCCTGCGACAGCTTTGAGGTACGCTGCCTGTGGGAGCCGGAGAAGGACCTGCTGGCGGAGGCGGTGCGCTTTACCGCCGACGAGGGAGGTCAGCGGGTATTCACTGGCCTGGTGGACGAGTGCGAGCGGGGTTGGGATGAACAGGGCGGTTTTTTGACCATATCTGGTCGAGGCATGGCGGCCCGGCTGCTGGACAATGAGGCTCTGGGCATGGACTACCAGGTGGCCACCTGGCAGGATATCCTGCGGGATCATGTGACCCCCTACGGGGTGGAGGCGGTGCCGGGGGCCAAGCTTACCGCCGTACCTGGTTTTTCTGTGGCGGTGGGAAGCAGCGAGTGGCAGGTGGTCTATGAATTCTGCCGGTATTACGGCGGGATCACTCCCCGGTTTGACCGGCTGGGGCGGCTGGTGGCCGCACCCTGGGAGACCGGAGAGAAGCTGATATTGTCGGAGGACACGGGGGTGACCGCCCTTACCTTGCGGGATCAGCGGTACGGTGTGCTGTCCCAGATTCTGGTGCGGGATAGAACCACCGGAGCGGTGCAGACGGTGGAGAACCAGGACTTTGCCCGGCGGGGCGGCCGGTGCCGGAGGGTACTCACCATGCCGGGGAAGAGCAGCTATCAGACCATGCGCTATTCCGGCAGCTACCAGCTGGAGCGGTCAGTAGAGGAACTGCGGCAGCTGGAGCTGGAATTGCCCGGGGCCTTTGTGGCCTGGCCGGGGGAGTTGGTGGAGGTCCACCTGAACAAACCGGTGGGCCGGAGCACCTGGCGGGTAGCGGAAATGGTGAGCGGAATGGACGAAAAGGGAACCTACACCCGGCTGGTGCTGGGGGACCCGGCGGCATTGAAGTAGGAGGGAGACAAGATGTGGCTGGCACAGCAGCAGCGGCGTAGAAGCAAAGATGGTGGCTCCCAGGTGGGAACCGTTACCCTGGGGGGCGACCCGGCAGGGGTATGCCTGGACGGCGAGCGGCGTGACCTGCCGGTATTCGCCCCCGGCGGCTATGTATGGCGGCCAGCCCGGGGGGATCAGGTGTTGGTCCTCAAGACCGGCGCCGACGGCGAGGCTCCCTGCGTGGCGGGGGTACGGTGTGCCGAGGAGTACGGCGTGGCGGAGGGTGAGGTGCTGCTCTACAGCGGCGGCACCTCCATTCGCTTGGGCATGGACGGCACGGTGTCCGTGACCGGCAAACTGCTGGTCAACGGCAAGGAGGTCATGACAAGGGAGTGAGCGCATGGAACTGATGGTAAGGGACGGGGACTATGTGCCCGACGAGGGGGGCGGCTACCGGAGAGCGGAGGGCAGCCAGGAGCTGCTCCAGCGGGTGCTGTGGAAGCTGTCCATCCCGCGGGGCAGCTTCCCCTTTCTGCCCAACCTAGGCAGTCAGCTCTACCAGTTGGGTCGCTGTAAGCCCGCCCAGCGGAAGAATCTGGCCCGGCAGTATGTGGCCCAGGCCCTGGAGGACGAGCCTGACCTGACAGTGACCGCTGTGAGCCTGGAGGAGGACGGCACCATGGAGGTGGCGCTGACCTGGCAGGGGGAGGAACTGAAGCTGACGGTTGAGACGGGAGGGATTTGGTGAGATCCGTTGACGAGATCTATGGAGAGATGACGGCTATCTTTGAGAAAGAGACGGGGATTGCTCTGGCTGGAGACGGAGATATGGCGGTACGGCTGTACGCCGTAGCTGCCCAGATCTACGCTCTGTACATCCAGGCTGACTGGGTGAATCGCCAGTGCTTTCCCCAGAGTGCGGAGGGGGAATATCTGGACAAGCACGCCCAGCTGCGAGGCCTGGAACGCCGTGAGGCTGTGGCGGCGGAGGGAACCATCCGTTTCCAGACTGACAGCGCTGCCCAGGCCGATCTGACCATCCCGGCGGGGACGGTATGTATGACGGCGGGGCTGATCCGTTTTGAGACCACCCAGGAGGTCACCCTCCAGGCCGGTGAAACCCAGGTGGACGCCCCGGCGGTAGCCCTGGAGCCCGGGGCGGCGGGCAATGTGGCGGCTGGCACCATCCGGGCAATGGCGGTGGCTCCGGTGGGGATCAGCCGATGCACCAATCCGGAGGGATTCTCCGGCGGCCTGGATGCGGAGGACGACGAGACCCTGCGGGCCAGAGTGATGGAGACCTTCCAACGGATGCCCAACGGCGCCAACGCCGCCTACTATGAGCAGAGCGCCATGTCCTTTCCTCAGGTGGCGGCTGCGGCGGTGGTGTCCCGGCCCAGAGGGGTGGGCTCGGTGGATGTGGTGGTGGCTACCGCTGCCGGAGTGCCCGATGAGGAACTGCTGGAGGAATTGCAGGCCTATTTTGAGGAGCGGCGGGAGATCGCCGTGGATGTGCAGGTGCGTGCCCCACAGGTACAGAATGTGGATGTGACCGTTCAGATCCAGACAGCGGCCAACCGGGATGGAGATACGGTGCGGCAGAATGTGGAGGGGGCCATTCGGAGCTGGTTTAATGGACAGCGACTGGGCCAGAACATCCTGCGGGCCAAGCTGGGCCAGCTGATCTATGAGGTGGACGGAGTGGAAAACTACGCCCTTACCGCTCCCGCCGTCGATGTGACGGTGGAGCACGATGTACTGCCCCAGCTGAACAATGTCTCGGTCACCCGGACGGAGGGGACGGTATGAGCGGATACGCGGAATATTTGAAGGACCTGCTGCGGCCCCTGCGGGTCTACGAACTGGAGGGCACTGCCAACGGCGGGGAGCTGGAGGCCCAGGGTCAGGCGCTGGACGGTGTGGAAGCTGGTCTGGAGGAGATCCAGCGGGAGATGCTGCTCTCCACGGCGGAGGACCGGGGGCTGGAGGCTGTGGAGAGCCTGCTGACCCGGCGGCCGGTGACCGCCGATCTGGAAATGCGGCGGGCGGCCTTGGCCGCCCTGCTCCGCATCGGTGGAGACAGCTTCACTCTGGCGGCCATCAATGACAATCTGAAAGGTTGCGGCATCAATGCCCAGGCCAGAGAGACCGGAAAGGCGGGGACGGTGGAGGTTTACTTCCCTGATGTACCCGGAATCCCCGATGGGTTTGAAGAATTGCGGGAGATCATTGAGAGCATTCTGCCCGCCCATTTGGGTGTAGAATATGTGTACTGGTATATCACCTGGGCACTGATGGAACAGAAGTTTTCCACTTGGGGCGAGATCGAGGCTATGGGACCCACCTGGGAGGAACTGGAGAAGATGGTGGAGTAA